TCCGAAACTTTTGATTCTCCTAATGAATCATCAATAATTAAAAATAATACTTATTCGACAGGAAAAGTTATAACAGATTATGGACCTCTTAAAAGTAACTTCAACACATCTGACAGCAATTTTGTTGTTGGATACAAATCTAGAAGACCGAGCCTTGGAATCAGTCATGATTCAGGAACATCTATCAGATCACCAAATAGTCCATATAATGTTAATAATTCATATGGATCTTTTCAAGGCAATGCATTAATTCCGTTTAAAGGTGGTGCGGGAAGTCTATTCATTGCCAATGCACGTATGGGTATTAAAATTGCTGACACGGCTTTATTTTTAAATCCAGTTGGCAATATGGTTGCAACTATTACCAGTGAAACTATCCAGTATCGTGACTCCGTTTCTGGGTTACCGGGAACCGAAAAACAGATTATATATGGAACTGAAATAACTTTGTCTAAGGCATACCTTGCAACAGAACTTCCCAACACAGGGAACAAACAAAACTCTCTTATAATAGCAGGAGGATATTTTGATATGTGTCTTTACGGAAATGATCCCTTATATGAAAACTCGTCTCAAGTTCCTTTTGCTCATAATACTGAGGTTTTTCCTTCTACAGCAGAAAACAGTGACAGTGTGGTGTTTAAGAGTTTTGATTGGGATGCGTAAACAATACTTATAAATATTGGAAACTAACTGAAAGGTTTCCATTATGGCAAATCCAACTACAAGAGACGAACTCAAAAAATATTGTCTACGAAGTCTTGGGCATCCGGTAGTCGAGATTAATATTGACGAAGACCAGATGCAAGACCGTCTTGATGATGCACTTGCTTTCTACCGTGACTACCACTATGACGGTGCTGAAAGAGCATATTTAAAGCATCAGGTGACTGTAGACGATATTGCAAATAGATATCTTCCGATTCCAGAAACTGTCACTTCAATCGTTCGTGTGTTTGATGTGGGTGATTCTAACTCATCTATCAATATGTTTGATGTTCGATATCAGTTTCACCTGAACGATCTCTACGATTACCTCGCAACTTCTATCGTGCCTTTTGATATGGTAATGCAACACATTGCACTTCTCGAAGAAAAGTTCGTAGGGAAGCAACCTATTCGTTTCAATCGTCACACCGACAAACTTTATATTGAAATGGATTGGGATAGAATTAATGTCGGAGAATTTCTTGTAATCGAGTGCTATAAATACCTAGACCCTGACGAATATACTTCAGTTTGGGGGGACTGGTGGCTACGTCGTTATACCACCGCATTGTTCAAGAGGCAGTGGGGAGAGAATATGAAGAAGTTTGAAGGAATGCAACTGCCGGGTGGAGTCCAATTTAATGGACAAAAAATTTGGGAAGAAGCAATCGAAGAGATTCGCAAACTGGAAGATGAAGTCATCAATAACTTCTCATTGCCAGTAACAGACATGATTGGATAACACATGCCAACAACAAACTTATACTTCAGCAACTACTCATTCACAGGTGAGCAGAGACTTATTGAAGATCTAATTATTGAAGCAATCAAGATCTACGGTGTCGAATGCTACTACCTGCCCCGTACACTTGTCAATGATGACGATGTGTGGGGAGAGGATGCGTCATCTAAATTTGAGGTTGCATATCCTCTTGAGATGTACATCAAGAATGTTGAAGGGTTTGAGGGGGAAGGTGACTTCCTATCTAAGTTTGGTCTTGAAATTCGTGACTCGGTTACACTGACTATCTCTCAGAGAAGATTTGGTGAAGAACTCCATCCAGATGACACGACTTCAGAAGCAGGTCGTCCTGTCGAAGGTGATCTTATCTGGTTCCCACTCAATGGAAAGATTTTTGAAGTTAAGCATGTAGAGCACGAAGCAATCTTCTATCAGTTGGGTTCACTGCAGACTTACGACTTACGATGCGAACTGTTCGAATACAGTTCAGAAATTATCGATACTGGTGTAGGTGTCATCGATGACATTGGTGCGAAGTACAGCATCGACGAACTCATTCAGCAGATCCTTTTCGAAACATATACAGATACTGCATTTGCAAATGTAAATATTAATAATGGAACAGTGTTATCTGTAGATATCATCCATCCCGGTGAGAACTTTACTAATGCACCGATTGTAACATTTGAATCTCCTGAAGGTGAACCCGTTCGTGCAACTGGAGAAGCAATATTAGATAATGGAAGAATTATTGGTGCGACAATTATCAACGGTGGGGGTTACTATTCAAATGCTCCAAATGTGACATTTGCAAGACCATTTGCGAATGGAGAATCTGCAATTGCAGTTGCGGGACTCACTCAAGGTACAGTTTCTGACATCAATGTTCTTTCTGGTGGATTTTTCTACCTGAATCCCCCAACGGTAAATATTTCAGAACCAAATGGAATATTCATGATGGGAGGAAGAATTTCTAACACTGAATCTATTATGGGTGATTACAGTCTTTATTATGAAAGTGCCCAAAGATTTAACAGAATCCGAGGATTAGAAAATTATGCTAATTCTACGTTTGACTTTTTTATCAAACCAGTTTCCAATAATAGTAGTGGAGTCATCTTCAGCACAGTAAATCATTCTATCTCAGTGAACAACGGAATTCTAGAAGTGGATTCAGTTGCATCTAACGGTCAGGCAATCACGACAGATGCATGGACATACGTAATGCTTCAAGCAAACACTTCAACTATTCACTTAAGACAAGATGAAATTCTTGTTGCTCAAACCGAAACTTCTTCTTCATTTGCTAATGGATTTATTAGAATTGGTGAACCAAACGGAAATTCTTTTGTCGGATTTTACGACGCATTAAGGTATAGAGATTCGTTTGTTGATGATGTGAGGGTGCCTATTACTAATACACGAGCTGCAACGGGGACAGTATCAGTTACTGACGGGAAAGTCTCAGGTATCACTGTTAGTGATGGTGGGGGATATTACACTGAAGTACCAACTGTAACTGTTGATCCTCCTACAGGATATAGTAGGACAGCAAATGTNGCAGTGTCTGTAAACAATCATTCGATTGTCGCACCCGTCATAAATGACGGTGGTTTCTATTACACCACACCTCCACAAATTACAATCAGTCCTCCGGAAAATTTAACTTATGACCAAGAACATGTTTTTTATGGAAACAGTGCTCTGTATCTAACTTCCGGAAAATCTATTGTTATGTCAGATCTTCCGAGTCAGGAGTATGGAACAGTTTCTTTATTGATCAAATCTGAACTTGAGGATCTTTCTATTGCTGAGGGTGCATTGCCCAGTAACACAGATTTTATAGTATCTGCCGAATATTCTCCTCCGACATATTACTTTAATGTTGATTCGGTTGATGATCTTGAACTGCCAGAAAATCCAACTATAACTTTATACAGAGGATTAACATATACTTTTGACACCTCTAATCCGGAAGAAGGATATGAAACCACTCCTTTATGGATTAAAGATAGTTTAGTCGAAGGAAATAATATATCAACATACGATAATGGTGTTACCAATAATGGAGTAGCAAATGGAGTGATACGATTTGTAGTTCCAAATGATGCACCAGATACTTTATATTATGTGAATGGTGAATATTTTGAGATGAATGGTGAACTTAATATTCAAGATATTCCTGTCTCGCAATTCTGTAACGACGTTATTGCGTTCACAGATGATTGGAACATTAAGATCAACCAAGAGGCAGGACAATATGTATATGAATTTAATTATGGTAATAACAAATTAACCAATCCTAGTTGGTCTGCATATAGTGATTTTGACATTTACAGAAACTATACATCAATCGAAGTTCAAGTTTATGAAGATGATGAAGAAACAAAATCTCTTGCGGTGAGAATGAATGGTGTAGGAAATACAGTAGTTTTAACATCTTCATTTAATGTGTCAAATGGAAGTTTGACATTGGGTGCTCCCACTTCAAATAACTATTATGATGGTGTTACAGTAAGTGATTACAGTAATACATCTCCTCAAATAATTTATACTGGATTTGCCATTCCTCAAATCGGAACATATAGTTTATGGGGAGCAAATGTTACATATTCACAAGATTTTTCGAATAGTATTAGTGCGACAGCAGTATCTTCAGTTTCTAATGGTACGGTTACATCAATTACTATTACAAATAACGGTTTTGGGTATATTGAAGTTCCCACAATTACAGTTGCCAATGTTTCAATAAATACGTACTCCACTGCTACTGCAACTGCAACAATTTCTGATGGCACCGTTTCTAATTTTACAGTAACTAATTCTGGTGTTGGATACGCATCAGTGCCAAATATTACAGTTTCCAATGCAGTATTCAATGAATTTACATCAGGGACTAGTTATGCAAATTCAATATACGTTAATTCATTTGAATATATTACTGCTCAAGCAAACTCTGTAATCAATTCAAATGGTGCAGTAATTGCAATTAATGTCATTGAAGCAGGTTTCGGATATCAGTCACCACCAATAGTGACTGTTGAGGTGCCTAATACCGATCTTTATATCACCGCAACGGGAACAACTGAAATATCAAATGGAGTTGTGACTGCAGTTAATATCACAAATGGTGGGTTTGGTTATACTCAATCTAACGGATATATGGTTATCAACCCTCCAATCTATAATACAGCAGAAGGGTTTGCAGTATTGAATGCAAATGGTGAAGTATCATCTATTACAATCACAGACTCTGGTCAAGGTTATACATCTGTACCTAATGTATTCATTACAGGTGATCCTATCGAAGGTTCTCTACAGACTGAAGAAGGACAGTTCTTCTTACACGAAGAGTCTAATACGACGAATCTTTCTACTGATAATGATTATGCACAGAACGATAAGTTCCAAGAAATCATTGACGCACCTGTTACTACAGAACCGAATGATGATACTACCTTCATCGACTTCTCGGAGAGAAATCCATTCAGTGAAGGAGGAGAGTGGTAATGTTTGGACATCAGTTTTATCACGGAACCATAAGAAAATATATTATCATGTTTGGTAATATGTTCAACGATATTAATATCGACAGGTTTGACAAATCAGGAAATATCATTCAGTCATTGAATGTCCCTATTGCATACGGTCCGAGAGAAAAGTTTCTTTCAAGACTCAGAGAAGATCCTAATCTGAATCAAGAAGTTGCAACTATTCTTCCAAGACTGTCATTTGAAATTACAAACATATCGTATGATCAGGCAAGAACAATCAACAAGATGCATAATATTTCGTCTAGGGGTGCAGGTGCGGATGTTCTTGCGTCAACATCTACTCCTATTCCATACGATATAAATATTACACTAAATGGTATGTTTGCGACGAATGAAGATGCAGTACAGGTAGTAGAGCAAATTCTACCATTTTTCAGACCAGAGTGGACTCATTCATTGAGATTGGTAGATGACCTTTCAGATCATTACATTGATGTCCCTACCATACTTAATGACATGACAATCACAGATTCCTATGAAGCAGATTTTCAAACCCGCAGAGCTATTATATACACTTTTAACTTTACTGTCAAGGGTTACTTGTACGGACCTGTTAAGAATCGTGGTGTTATTAAAAGAACGATTGCTAACCTGTACGAAGGTGATAATCCCGCAACTGATGAGAAGAGAAAGTCAATTGATCTCGAACCGGGTCTCAAATCTGATGGTAATCCAACGACAGACAGAACAGAAAGTATAGATAGAAATAAGATTAAGTCCGAAGACGACTATGGTTATGCATTCGATAATGAAACATTCTTTACAGGTGAGTAAGTATGAAAACAAATGTGACAGACACTCTCAATGATGCACTTGGCATCGAGGGGGAACTCGTGGATGAAGAAGCAAAAGAAAAAGTTCCAACTCTGAAAAGAGAGAACTTTGAGGCACGGACACGCAACCAAGACGATATTTCAAAAGACTATCAGTACGCAAGGGAAAACCTGTACGATGTCATTGAAAGAGGGACAGAGGCACTAGACCATTTACTTGAACTCGCAAAAGCCTCGGAACATCCTCGTGCATTCGAAGTGGTATCTACTCTTACCAAAACACTTGTCGATGCAAACAAAGACCTGTTGGAAGTCCAAGCAAAAGTTAAAAAGTTGACCGAAGAAGAAAGATCGGATCCTCAAAATGTGACAAATGCATTGTTCGTTGGTAGCACTGCAGATCTGCAGAAATTATTGAAGAAGAATAATGAAGATTGACCGTGGTTACCTTGGTAATGAGAAACTAAAACGCAAAGGGCAGAATATCGAATGGACTGAAGATAAAGTCCAAGAGTTCGTCAAGTGTGTAGAAGATCCCATCTACTTTGCAGAAAAGTATATCCAAATCGTACATGTGGATCATGGTCTGATTCCAATTCAGATGTATGACTACCAGAAAGAGATCGTCGAGAAAATCACCAACAATCGTCGTGTCACGGTTGTCACATCACGACAGGCAGGTAAGACTACCACTGCGGTCTGCGTTATATTACATTATGTGTTATTTAATGATCATAAGACTGTTGCACTCCTTGCAAATAAAGGCGATGCCGCACGAGAAATCCTAGATCGAATCAAGATTGCATACGAAGCACTGCCAAAGTGGTTGCAACAGGGTGTGGTGGAATGGAATAAAGGTTCTGTAGAATTTGAGAATGGATGTAAGATTATTGCATCTGCGACATCAAGCAGTGCTATTCGTGGTAAGTCAATTTCATTACTGTACATTGACGAAACTGCTTTTGTCGAAAACTGGGATGAGTTCTTTGCTTCCGTATTTCCAACCATTTCATCTGGTATGACTACCAAGATTCTATTCACCTCTACACCTAATGGACTCAATCATTTCTACAAGACGTGCGAAGGTGCAAGAGAAGGTACGAATGGTTATGAGTATGTGCAGGTTTTGTGGAAAGATGTTCCGGGAAGGGATGAGAATTGGAAGAAAGACACTCTCTCGTCTATGGACTTTGACTATCAGAAGTTTGCACAGGAATTTGAATGTGAGTTCCTCGGTTCATCAGGAACACTGATCGATGGTTCAAAGTTGAAACAGATGGTTGTTAAGCAACCAATCCAAGAAGGGTCTGGTATCTACAAGTATGCAGAACCAGAACCGAACCATACATACTTCTGCGTAGTGGATGTCTCTAGGGGTAAAGGACTTGATTACTCTGCTTTTCAGATTATCGATGCGACAAAAATGCCGTACATACAAGTCTGTGTTTTCCGTGATAACTTTGTGACCCCTATTGAATATGCAGAAATCATACATAGAACAGTAAAATATTATAATAATGCTATTGTCTTGGTGGAGGTTAATGATATCGGTGAACAGGTATCTGAACTATTACACTTTGACTTTGAGTACGAAAATATTTTGTATACCGAAAGTGCAGGAAGATCTGGAAAGAGAATCTCATCAGGTTTCGGTAGATCGGTTGATAAGGGGATACGAACCACAAAGACTGTCAAATCAGTTGGTTGCTCGATTCTAAAACTTATGATTGAGCAAGACCAACTCATCATCAACGACTTCAACACAATCCAAGAACTTTCAACATTCTCTCGTAAGGGAGTATCTTGGGAAGCAGAACCGGGAAGTCATGATGATCTAGTGATGAGTCTTGTGCTGTTCTCGTGGTTATCAGATCAGATGTACTTTAAGGAAATGACTGATATTAACACCCTTATGAAACTGCGAGAGAGAACAGAACAGGAGATGATGGAAGAACTGATGCCATTTGGCATTTACGATGATGGTCTTCCGGATGAAAACGTGATTGAAGTGGAACAAACTAGAACAATGAGTATGGATGAGGTAGATGATTTCGTTAGGTACAACAATTTTGACTTCTAATCTCCGAAAATTATAAATATTGCAAGTAATAAAAAATATGACTCTTTAATGAGAAGGAGATAAAACGATGCCTTTCCAAGTATCACCGGGAGTTAACGTTAGTGAGATCGATCTAACTACGGTAGTCCCTGCGATTGCAACCACTGAAGGTGGTGTTGCAGGTTCATTCCGTTGGGGTCCGGTTGAAAAACCAGTCCTTATTGGTTCAGAAGATCAACTCGTTGATGTTTTTGGTACTCCAAAATCAGACGATGCGGTAACATTCTTTACTGCGGCAAACTTTTTAGCATACGGCAACGCACTGTACACAGTTCGTGCAATCAACAATGCAAACAACGCAGTCACAGGTTCTGCTAACACAACAGTTAAGAACGACGATGATTATGCAGAAAACTTTACTGATGTCGATTCAAACTGGGTTGCAAAATATCCGGGTGAATTAGGTAACTCATTGAAGGTTTCTATATGTAACTCTGCAGACGCATTCGAAAGCACAGTATCAGCAACACACACTTTGGTCACAGGAAGCAAAAACATTGTTTTTGGATCTAATGTTGCCTCACAATTTGTCACTGGAGACGTAGTATATCTTGGTTCTAGTGATGCAAAAGAAATTCATAGGATTTCTGAAATATCTGCAAATGGAACAGTGATCACTTTAGAATCAAATTTCTTAGGTTCTTTCGAATCATCTGAGTCAGCCGCAAGTACTACAGTAAAACGTACTTGGGAGTATGCAGGTGAGTTTGATACTGCACCAACGACTTCACCCTATGCAGAAGGACTAAATGCAACTAATGATGAAATTCATGTTGTTGTTGTTGATGAACTCGGTGAGATTACTGGTGTTCCTAAAAATGTAATTGAAAAGTTTTCAAACCTTTCTGTGGGTTCAAATGCTCGTACTACTCAGGGTGGT